AGTTACAGTTATTGATTGAGGTTGATAGAGATAATGCAGTTCAAAAGTTAAATTAGCATTGGGCGTAGGAGCTAGAATAAAAGTATTATCATCAAATTGAGCATAATATTTTGGCACTCCCGTAGTCGCTGCTGTGGTAATATAGTTTCGCATAAAGCTAACATGCTTTAATAGCAAATAAGAATATTCACTGTCGCTGTTTAATACAGCCAAACTCATGGGTGAAATGAAATCGGAAGGCGCTCCCAAATAGGTGTTTCCAGAAGTAGCGGTTCCTGTAACGTTTTTCCTGAATACATTGAGCTCAATTGTATTAAAAACACGATTTTCTGCTTGCACAATGAAATTGGTTAAATTTGAAGTAAAAGTACTTTCATCGTTGTCCATGTATTCCTGGACGGCTGTTTTCAATGTTGTAAAAGTAAAACTCATTAGACTGGTCCTGCTGTTGCTATGCTACCACCTCCGGTTACGTCGCCTGTGGTCGCAGTGCCGGTGGAAGTAAATTTATATTCATTTGTGTCCACTACAGTTATTGTATACCCACTTGCGCTTTCAAGCACGGTTGTTGTTATTCCATCAAAGGCTTCTGTTTTTCTAAGGCGCACAGTATCACCTGTAGTCCTGTTGTGTTTGAACTCTGTTACTTTAATTACTGCATTGGCTCCAGAGGCCTCGGTCCTGAAAGGATTTAAAGATAAAAGGGTTTGCGCCGGACCTACTGAAACAAAGACTCCTCCGCCTCTTGCACCACTGGTTCCGGTTCCGGCAACAGCGGTAAAAGTATAAGTATCTGCATCAACTTTTGTAATGCTATAAGCATCTGGGTCAACTAAAGTTGCAATAGTGAAACCATCAAAGGCTTCCGCTCCCCTAAAACGTACTTTGTCCCCGGTGCTTCGTCCATGATCGCATTCAAAAACTTTAATCACAGCGCTTGCGCTAGTGGATAAAAAAGGGTTATTGGTCAAAAGAGCTTCCGCAACAGGCTCAGTGCGATCGGGTCTTGGGTTTCTTATAGCTTGAGCATCCGGTCCAACTCTGGGTGCTTCCAACTGGGGTTGTTTTGGACTCCATTGATCGGGTCCCACCAAGAAACCGTCCCACGTCTTTTTCATGTCTTTCAAACGGTAACGAAAACCGGAAATATCACAGATTCCCCATGTTTTTTTACCAGCTGCAAAGGCCATATTAATAAATTACCGTTCTGGCTGGAATAAAACGGGAGCTCACAGTATCAATATTTTCCGCGGCTGCCCTGCCCCACTCCTCTTCATATATTTCCTTGAGCATTCCTGTTCGATCCGGCGCCCTTTTAAGTGAAATATAATAAGACAGGCCCGCTGCCATTGCTGGTAAAAACTCAAAAGTAATATCCAAATTATTGGTATAGTCCCCTGCGTCCTCAATCCGGGTCAATGCATAATAACGAAAAACATCGGTTGAATCGTCCGGAGTCGGATAAAGATACAATTTAGGAGTTGCTGTCCTTTCCAAATAAAACTGGGTTGGACGTGCCTCTACTGCTTTGTTCGGAAGATAAAGGTAATCGCTTCGACTCATCCGGTTTAACTGGTAATCCGTATAGGTGCTTCCAGACGTACGCCGAACGACAGCGGACAAAACATTGATTAAATCTGTACCCAGATCATAGGATGTGGTGCTTTCGGTTAATGCCTCTGTTCGTTCAACAATGACCCAAAGATTAAGACCACGGTTTGCCCATTCGGCAAACATTAAATTAAGGGAACGTCTGGCTGTTTCTAAATCGTAGCCTGTCCTTAATTCCAATCCACAACGCTCGAATGATTCTTCGATTAACTCAGCAACGTTCAGATCGAACGTAGTTGTTCCAGAAGTAGCCATTATTAAGGCCTACGATACTTTTTCTTATAGTTCGTAACTGTTCCATCCTTTTTATTTTTATTTTTATATGGAACAGCCGCATCATAGTCTCCACGCGCAATAGTTTCTTCCCTCATGTATCGTTTTCTTTCTGTCATTCCGGGCATTCTTTACTCCTAATTATTAGGCGCTTCGTAATATTTCAAAAACTCGCACCAAACTGTATATTCGTTTCCAGCGTCCGCCGTTGATGGAACTACTAAAAGAACGTCTCCTGTATAACCAGATGCTTCTGTATTAACCAGTCCTCCAATTGAACTGAAATCAAACATATTGTCATAGGACAGGGTTAAAAAAGTAACATCCGTACTTGCATCCCAATCAAGAGATGCTGGCGCGTCTGTTCCTCCTCCAACTGTGTACCATATTTTATTCAAAGCTACATGCGTGCATGTTTCTTTATTAGCGGACTGTTCTAAAGCAGAGACATCTACCAGAGTAGTGCTACTGCCGCTTCCGTCTGAATAAACCGAACAATATGTGACCAGTTTCTTATCATAGTCGTACTGAATAGTTGGTCCTGTGACTGTATCAGCCATAATTTACTCCTTATTCAAATGGAGTAGCTAATGAACCATCACCATGCAAGTATGCTTCACAATGCCATACTGATGCTGAGGTTGCTACCAAACGGATTATTCCGCCTACCAACCATCCTTGTGTTGCTGCTCCCAAATCAATGGTGTCATCATCACTTGCATCAGGAATAAAGGTGTTGTTATCTGTTGCAGTTGCTGGATCAAAGATATAAGCAAAACCAGAAAATAAATCACTGGAATTGTCTGTATTGATCTGTCCTGCGCCTGTGAAAGTAGTACCAACAATAAAGGTGTAGTTTAAGCCTGCTACAGCTGTAGGTAGTGTTACTACAATACCTGCTGCCCTATTCAGTGTAAAAACTGTGCCTGAATCGGTTGATTCTACTGATTTGGTAGCAGACGTAATGCTGCTGACATTAGAATAAGCAGAAACATAGCCCGTAGTGGTAATATTACCACTGGTGTCAATGTCCAGATTTGTTGTGATAGCCCCTGTCGCTGCGGTTTTAGTGATTTGTTCAAAACCATTTTCCGATCTGACTGGACCATTAAAGGTTGTGTTTGCCATAATTTTTTCTCCTGAAAAAAGTCTATCGTCTTGGCTTGTCTGCTAGGTCAGTCGATAGATAAGTTTACCCTAGATGCTTCCATTCTATATCATTAAATTTAAAAAAGAAAGGGAGCCGAAGCTCCCTTTCCTTGTAATACTGAGTAAGAAAGTCTGCTTATATTATAAGCAGTGTATTACGTCTTCCATTTCCATTTAACTTATGCTCCGGGACTGCCAAAGACAGTTCGAGGGTCAGACCACCCGAACGAATATCTTTCGCGAGCCTTGTAGCGTACGTTACCAGTATCAAAATCCGCTTCCATCGAAGTTTTGATTGCTGCACGGTTAAACATTTTAAAACCGTTAGGACAATCTGTCTTGATGAACCACGCATCTGTATCAGTAAGATAATGATTAACAGTATAGCCTTCGGGAATCATTCCCATATTTCTAATAGCGTTAATGTCATTATCTGCCGTTGCTACCCGCCCGGGAGTTTCCAATAAACGATCAGCGGTAAATTGAAGCTCTTTAGGAAGAATTAACTTCATTCCTTGCAAAGCAACTTTTAAACCGCGTTCGTCAGTGAATGCTGCAATGTCGATTAGTGCTTGTTCTAATGAAGTTTCATTCAGATCGGCTGATGTTGAAAGCTCATTACGCAAATTAGCTCCACCCACAGTTGGATGGTCTGTTGCGCAAAGTTCTTTCGTGTCGCCGCCCGGATAACTACTATTAAAAGCATTATTCAATACCGCTGCACCTTTGACTTGCTTGGTGTTCGACATACTTCTGGCAAGCGCTCGAGTGTATCTTGCTGACAATTTGTCATAAAGATTATCCTCGATAGCTTCTTCCGTAATGCTGAAAGCCAAAGCAATCGTTTCGTGGGTATACCTTGATGTAAACGCTTCTTGCGCTTGATCAAAGGCTACTCCCGCTCCTTCTGATTTAACGGGGGCTGTGTCAAAACCGGTGAGCATGACCTCTTCTTCAAAAGCCCGGTCACTAGATTCAGTATCGAATATTTGTTCGTGTTCCTGATCATAGCGTCCGTACTCAAGTCCGAAAAGAGCATTTAAGCCTGGAAGCAACTCTTTTACAAGTTGCGCTCTACTTATAGCCATTATTTACTCCTAAGTTCCTGCTACAGCACCTCGCATATAATGCTCATTAATCAAAACAATTAAATTTGCATTATTTGCTGTGAGGTCTCCGTTAGAATCGTCTTGGACCACACCAACAATCTTAAGCTGAAGTGCTTGCGTTGTGGCGATTGAGCTAGAGTCAAGTTCTCTGGTTGCAACGCCCGTTGTCGTACTACCACCAATGCCGTCTGTATCAGCATTTCTGCCCATACAGGTTATAGCTGAAGCACCGTCTGCTTGTACTAGAAACAGTTGGTTAGGGTCGTCATAGATATATACTTCTATGTCGCCACTTCCGAGTGCTGTCGTGCTGGCTGGGTAATAGTTCTTAAAGGTGGGAGTTCCGTCAGAAGCAACATAGTAACAGTGTGAAAACACACCGACAATATTGGCAGAACTAGCTGCCGCAGTTTCAATATAACCACCGTTGAATATAACAATATCACCTTGATAGATGCTTGTGCCATATCCCGAGGGATTAATTAAATACTTATTTGCTTGCTGAACCGGCCATCCGGCACCTTTATATGGACGAAGCCCAAAGGCTTTATCTACATTGGCCATTTATTTCCTCCGAAATAAAGATGAACGATTACTATTCGGTACCTAAAAAACTTACTTTTCGTCAGCTTTTCTAGCACCGCCCATTGTTACACGTGTTTGTCGGTTCGGTTTATGTACCGACATGGAAGGATGAGTGCCGTCCCTGAACAAATCATTGTCAACTGCGTCCATTTGACCTTCGGTCCGAATCTTAAAATGATCCTCGCGCTCTTTGACAGTTTCTTCAGGAATACGGGCTAATATCAGCCCTCCTACCCCAATGCAACCTGCGTGTTTGCCGTCTTCAACGACAGGGGACTCGAATTCCGGATATTCATCTGCTCTCACAGGCTCATATCCTTCGCGGATCTTCGCTGACATATTTTTAGTGTCAGGTTGTCCGCGGACTTCG